TATTTGTTAATAACATTTTCTATAACTAAATTCAGGCAATTGTTGAATAGACATTACTTGTCTACATTGGACATATGGATGATTGAAGGCAGCCACGGACGGCGAGTCATTCATCGAGACCCGTGCGTAACGCGGGGAACTTAGCGTAGCGGCGTAATAGCTCGAGACCTGTTCGTAAGGCAGAGGCATTACCGTGGCGGGGAAAAAGCTGAAGGAAACTTAAATGGATAGTAGTGCAATGGATGTTGCGTCAGATATGAATCAGGCGCCTGTGGAAGCAATCGTTCAGAAACCAACTGAGCGAGTGTTTACTCAATCTGAACTTAATGAAATTGTAGGGCGTGCAAAGCATGAAGCTGTTGAGTCGCATAAGCGTCAAAGTACGCAACATGCCTCGCAACAACAGACATATTCGCAGTCTAATACAAGTTCAACAAGAGCGTTGTCGGAAGATGACGTAAAGAGATTAACAACGGAAGAGCTATCGCGTCAGCGTGAAGAATGGGAAAGGCAAAGCCTTGAACGGCAACATGCGGATATGGCGCAGCGCATTGTTAATAACTACAAAGAAAAGATTGCTGCAGGTCGTGATAAGTATGAGGATTTTGATAAGGTCACAAATAGTGTAGATATGAGACATTACCCAAATGTTGTGCAGTTACTTGCAGATCATGTGGATAATGCTTCTGACATACTCTATGATCTAGCGAAGAATAGAACCAAGCTTTACCAGCTTGAGTCTACTTGCATGCATAATCCCGATGACGCTATTTACGAGATTAATCGTTTGTCAGAGTCAATAAAGTCAAACGATGATGCCTCTAGAGTGAGAACATCACATTCACCATTAAGCCAACAAAGACCTTCTCACACCGGAACGGATTCGGGTGGTGCTCTGTCAATGTCGGACTTGAAGCGTAAGTATAGAGCATAATGCCTCGAATCCTAACTTAAATTTATGAGTTAGGAGTTACTAACATGGCAGTTTTCCCTACAAATATTTTGCAACAGGTACAAACCTACCAACGATCAGGTTTGGCTCTCTTGCAAAACCTTTGCTGTCACATTGCTACAGCAAATACCAAATTTAAAGACTTTGATAAAATACAAGCAAACTTAGGTTCAACCGTAACATTTGATTTGCCCCCAAGGGCTACCACTACAGCAGGCTTAGTAGCGGCATTCCAGCCCGCAGTACAACGCGTGCAAACCTTGGCTTGTGACCAGGCTAACAACAGTTCTTTCGCTGTTACCTCTCAACAACGTATCTTTAACTTAGAAAAGGGCGAAGAAGACTATATGAGAGTCTTTGGTAAGTCTTTTATAGCGGAGTTAGCCGCACAAGTAGAGGGTAATATCGCGCTTAACTGGGCATCTGCTGTAGTAAGTCAGATTGACGGCACAACCAACACCTTTTCAGGTCCTTACAGATATTTCGGTAACGGCACCACCGCTTTGACGTCTTACCAACAGCTATCTCAAGCTATTATGTTCTTCAAGAACTACGGCTCTGTTGCTGAAGGTATCAAAGTTTACTTACCAGATAGTGTAGTTCCAAGCATTGTTGGTAATGGCCTAAACCAATTTGTTCCTCATCGTAATGATGAAATCGCAATGAGTTGGGAAATCGGTGATTTCGGTACACCTCGCGTAAGTTATTACCAGTCAAACTTAATGCCTATTCACGTATCAGGTGATACTGGTGTTAATCAACAAACCCTGACTGTAGTTTCTACTAACGATCCAACCGGTCAAAACGTTACTCAAATCACTGTAAGTGGCGCAAGTACAAGTGATGCTAATGCTGTCTTTGCAGGTGACTTATTTTCCTTCCAAGACGGTGTGTCAGGGCAACCTAACATGCGTTACTTAACCTTCATCGGACACTTCCCAAGTGCAAACCAAGTGCAATTTAGAGCAACTGCAAATGCTGCTTCAAATTCCTCTGGCGTAGTGACAATTAACATCACTCCTGCACTTAACTGGGCTGGCGGTCAAAATCAAAACCTGAACAATCCAATTGCCGCAGGTATGCAGATTTTGGGCCTTCCTTCTCATAGATGCGGTGGTATTTTGGGTGGTGAAGCGTTTTATCTTGCCATGCCTCAATTACCAGAACAATCACCATACGACACTGCAAATGAGTATGACGAAGATACTGGATGCTCATTGCGTTTGACCTACGGTTCATTGTTCGGCCAAAACCAAACCGGGATGATTTATGACGAGACGCATGGGTCTGTGATAGTGCCTGAGTATTCGTTGCGTTATGTCATACCGTTATCTCAGGGTTAATTGGCAGTGGGGCTTTCGCCCCATTTAACACATTTTAAAAGGATAAAAAAATGGCTACTGTTCAAATACAAAATGAAACCGTGTATGCATTGCCACGCTTGTATATATCAGGTTTAAATTTATCTGTGGCAACACCTACTGCTGGAACTGTAATATGTGTTGCACCCGGTGCTGCCCGTGACACAACCAACAGCATCGATATGGTTGTAGGTTTACAAAACTACTTCGGTATTGATAACCCTGCTCAGCAATTTCAAGGATATCAACCCGGATTATTTATTAACTCCGCTGTTAATGGTGTTAATGGCCTTGATACTGGAACTATCGCTGCTAGCACTCAATATGCTGTGTATTTGATTGGCGACTCTCGCAATTATAATAACACAGCTGCTGTATTGAGTTTAACCAGCAATACAGCCCCCTTGTTGCCATCTGGCTATGATTCATATCGACTCATTGGCTTCTGGGCTACAAACGGTTCTAGTCAATTCGTTTATTCAAGCAATAAGCCACAGAATATTGGTGGATTGTTGACTTACTTTAACTCTCCTGCCGTTTCTGTGCTTTCTGGTGGTACTGCCACAAGCTTTACCGCTATTGACCTAACCACTAATAGCGCTATCCCTACCACTACGCTACAAAACGTAATTGTAACTTTGCTTGTTACTTTCACGCCCGCAGCCGTTGGAGATACAGTGCAATTTAGGCCCACAGGTTCATCAGCTACAGGTGGTTTGCCAACAATAACTGGTGTCACAGCTGGTATTGCCCAAAGCCAGTACATACAGGTTATTGCAGGCGTTGGTTCTTCCAAACCTGAAATTGACTACAAGGTTAGCTCAGGAAGTGATGCTGTAAGTGTGTCAGTTGCAGAATGGGCTGGTGTTTCTAATAGTGCATACCCAGCGCTCGTTTAATGGGTTTGACCGCTCTTGGCTCCCTCTAGGAGCGGTCGCTTTTTATGTAATCATGGAGTGATTACTCATGGCCTATACTGCACAAGACCTTATTACGCGCGCATGGTTTCTATCAGGAATTGTTGCAAGAAATTTACAGGTTCCTACAGGAGACCAAATTTATGACGGTCTTCAAATGCTTAATGACTTACTTAACTTTAAGCAGATTGAAACTGACCTAATTCCTTATTGGCAGTACATAACATTCAATGCGGTTCCCCAACAAGAATATTACTTTTTGCCATTTGTGGCGGCTATAGAAGAGTCCACATTCAACATTAATGTTGTTAGATACCCCATGGTATCAACTTCACGCAGCAATTATTTCGGTTCATCACGCGTAGATAATATCTATACGCTACCTTTTTCCTGGAACTATGAGCGCTCTGTAGGTGGTGGAACGTACGGTATGTACTTCATCCCAGACCAACCATACCCAATTAAGATGAAAGCTAAAATATTCCTAGTTGATGTCACACTTACAACCGACATGCAAAATGTCACTGAGAGTTTTGTTAATACATATAATGTTCCTAATTATACGACCTATTCCTTTATTAATAATGGCATTCAAGGGTATGACACATCTTACCTGGAGTACCTCCGTTACAGCCTAGCTCGCTATATGGCCTCTGAATACGGGATCATGTTTAACCCTGAATCTGAGAAAATTTACAATTCTATGGCTCGTAAACTTATGTATATGGATCCACCGGATTTAAGCGGCAAGAAACTGTCTATTCTATATGCAGATAGTAATCCTGGGTACAATTGGGGTGACTGCAATATTGGTCATGGCTGGCGACCATAAGTATTTGATTTATATAGTTATTTTAAATAAGTTTGAAAACTAGTTGATACATGGGTAAATTTAAAATATACTCCACACTGTTTAATAGTGGAGCATAAATATGTTAGATGTTGTAAAAATTTGTAAAATACATGGTGAGTTAACAGCAGAAAAAGCTTATTACAGAAAGAATCGAGATAAATATGAATGTCGAGAATGTATGCGACTTTCAGAGAAAAACAGGCCAAAGCGGGAATACAAAGGGTCTTTTGCTGAGTACCATAGGAATCACGCAAAAGAATGGAGGCGACAAAATTCTGCTGCGTTAAATGAAAAGATTAGAGAAGACAGAAAAAATAATCCTGAAAAGTACAGGGAGTGGGAAAGAAATAAACGTTACAAGGATGTAGAAAAATCTAGATACTTGGATGTTTTAAAAAAACATAAAATAACATCATCAGATTATGAAAATATGTTTAATTCCCAAGATGGTGTTTGTGCTATATGCAATAAAGAAGAAGTTAGATTAAGCAGAAATGGCGTTACTATAACAAGACTTGTTATTGATCATTGCCATTCTACAAATAAGATAAGAGGACTTTTGTGTCATCTATGCAATACTGCCATAGGAAAATTTAAAGACAACATAGAACTCTTGCAAGCAGCAATAAGATACTTAAAAGAACACGAATAGAAACTATTAACAAGGACGTTAATGACTACAAAGACACCAAAATTATGCTCAAAATGCAATGGCCCCAAAATATACGATGGTTACAAAAATTATCACTGCAAACCATGTGAGTATGAAAGAGCTAAAAAGTGGAGAGAAAAAAACAAAGAAAAAATTAAGCTGCGAAACGGTACTGAGTATCAAAGAGAGCAACAGCATCATACAATAAAAGAAGTTATGCTGATTGACCCAAGGAAGAAAAGAGAATTATTAATTGGATAGTTATGGAAGACAATAAAACTAAATTATGTGAAAAATGTGGAGATTTTAAATACTATGACTCTCCCTATAAAAGATATTTATGCCCATCCTGCAAATCTTCTTATAATAAAACAAGATATGATAAAACAGGAAATAATGACAATAAGATAAAAAATAGAACAATACAAATAGATAGACAAAGAGATAAAGAACACTCAATATTAAAGAGCGTGATGCTCATAGACCCTAGAAAAACGAGGGCAGTATAAATATTTTTAGCCAAGGATGGTTAAATGAAAATCGGCAATGGATGGGCACCTGAACCACCAAAGAATAAACTTTCGCAATTCGCTATTCATGAATTGCATACATTATTAGAAAGATTATTTACAAATCCTAGAACTAAACTTCGGGGACCGCGTAAATGATAACAAGGGGCCAGAATTTTAAGCCAGTACCAATAAACATTGCAGGTTCTAGCACATTCGGTCGTTATCCAAAGATAAGTGAAGAAAAAACATACAATATGTTTATATCTGATAACTTTCTGGTGCCTTATGCAGGCTATCAAATAGTATTAGATCAAACAAAATTTGGAAGTGGCAAAGAAGGGCGTGGAATATATGCAAGCACCAAATCTGGGAAACTTGTAGTTGTTATTTCTGAACACGTGTACTTAGTTACAATTGATTATAATCTACAGTATGACAAGGTCATATTTTCAAATGTGTTATTAATCGGAACCTTGCAAACCCTTTCAGGGCCTGTTTATATCACTGAAAACAATAAGCCACAAATCGGCATATCTGATGGCACTGCTTTTTATATCTATGACACACAATTAACGCCTAATTTCCAAGCTGTTCCGCTAACATTTACTCCTGGCTATCTCACATTTCACGATACTTATTTTATTTTAGCAGCTAGTAACGATACTAAATACACGCCTCCCGCTAATAATACCTGGCGGTTATCTGCCCAGAATAATGGTCTCTTATGGCCAAGTGATCAAACTGGCATTGGTTTGCTACAAACAAAGCCAGATAATACAAGGGCAGTAGTGCGGTTTCCTTCAAAAGGGAATATGATTTTTGTAATGGGTGAAACAGTAACTGAGGCGTGGTTTGATACGGGTGCTCAAGGATTTCCTTACCAGCGTACTAATCAATTTAATATTGATTACGGATGCATCAGTCCTGCTACAGTGGCTTTCATGGATGAATACGTTGTTTGGCTTGCTCAAAATGAAAAATCTGGTCCAATTATTTTATACTCAAACGGTGGGATGCCTCAGAAAATCACAACAGACGGTATCGACTTTCTTTTCTCAACACTACAGAATCCCCAGGATTCCCAAGCTTTCATGTATCGACAAGATGGTCATCTTTTTTATCATATTAACTTCTATTCTGATAACCTATCCCTTTATTATGATTTCATGACGCAGAAGATTTACCACGCATCTGACCAAAATCTTAATTACTTTATTGCCTCAGAAGTAGCGTTTCTGGATAACCAATACTATTTCGTGTCTAAAAATAATGGCTGTCTCTATGTCTTTGATTCAACATTTACAACTTACCAGGATGTAAATAGCTTAGGCATAAAAGAAACTCATGAAATACCCAGAATACGCTGTTGCGCGAATGTAAGAACGCCTGACCAGGAATACCACATCATAAATGACATAGGATTTACGATTGAATCCGGGGAAACAGATTATCAGCAACAATCACTAGGTGAAATTATATTAATAACGCAGGATGGCCATCCTTTAGAAACACAAGGTGGTTCACAGGGGCTTGTTAGTCAAGATTTAAAATTCTTATTATCCCAAGAC